TTTTTTTTTTTTTGCGTATAAATACGCTTTTTAAAGGAAAAGACAAGCCTAATGCTAGTCTATAAAAACCTTTCTACAAAACGAAGAAACTAAGTTAAGTAATTATATTTATAAAGGTTTCAACAAAAATAGAAAAATGAACTATTTTTTATTGGAACCAGAAGCTGAAGGGGCTGAATAATTTTTGAAGCGTGGTTCTTCAACAAGATCTTTATTCAGCATAAAATAACCAGGTGACAACGTACGTTCATCTACCCTTTGAGAGGAAGAAGAAGATTCGTCATCATCTTTGCATCTAATGATGTGTGGAGACACACCTTTATCATTTACCCTTCTAGAGAACTCCATTAACTTGTTCTCTAATTCTTGAAGTTTTTTACCTTGAACATCAAGTAGATGTTCATTCTCTATCTTATCCAATTCAGTTTTATTCATAGCACGTTTTCTGGTGCCTTGAAGGCCAACAGGCATGCCAAGAATAAAAACTTCATAATTAACAACAGTATCTGAATTAGTGGAAGTCATTGCATCAAAAGAAACAGTGCAATTAAGAGAATCAGTTTGAAGAAGATTCACTTGACAAAATCCACCCCAAGAAGCTCCAGTAATAGCATCTGAATTACTTAAAAAAGAAATAGGAGTAATCGGAGCAAGTGTATAAGTACAAAATGATGTATGAGTATCAGCATACCAATTTAATGCGGTGGGAACCGCAGTATGTGCCGCATTATAACCAGCAGCATTAACTGGTGTGCTAATAGATATCATATATTTACCAGGCGTTAAAACACCAAGGTCAATAGTTATTTTACCAGAAGTTGTGGCACCAGTACCACTTACATTTGCAGTGCCGAGATTATAAACATTCTGATAAACTAAAGTGGATGGAGTCCAAGTTCCATTGATATTAGCAAGGTAATTATGTTGAACAAAATTGGCATTAGGATTATTAGCCAATTGAGGTTTGGTCAAAGTAACATCATATGTTACATAAAGGTTGCCTATAGTAGGGTTTCCACTACTTACAGGAATACCTTGAGTAGCAATTTGAAAATTACCAAGACAAGAAAATCTAGGATCATCAGGAAACTGAGAAACACTAGAAAAAGGTTGAGTGTACATTGTAGACAATGCATTTTTACCACGCTTACACTCAATAGCGTGATATTGATCATCATAAGGAGCTTGAGTAGTCGCAAACATACTAATCTCCATTTCTCGAAGATTTTGATAATTAGCATCAATAACATCATAATCAGTGGCCATAGTAACTTGACCAACAGCTGGAGAATTACCGCTAAAAGCAACGGATGAAGTAGAATCAAAATGCATTATCAAACCATGAAATTCAAAATTCTCAAAGCATAAAGCAATGGGAGCCATAAAAGGAAATAAAGCAGGATTACCTGGATTAAGGATATAATTTCTGTTAACAAAATTTGAACCACTAACAAAAATAGCACCAACAAATTCTGTCCATGCAAGACGGACAGAACCAGGTTTAGAAGTAAAATTAGGACGACCAAGAGATGGAGCTGTTTGATTTAACAAACTATTACATTGCAAAGAATAATCTCCAAAACCAAGCCAACGAGACAAAGTAGAAGCACCTTTGCCAAACCATGAACCAAAACCAGGCATAAGAACATTACCGAGAGCAGTAGCACCGCTTTCAGCTATCTTATTGACGTAACCCTGACCTTCTCGACGTGGGCCGAGAAAACCATCAACGGCGTCAGTAAGATAATCACCGTGTCCATAGACACGGCCTGATTTCGTATGGACAAGTTTTTTAACTCTTTTCCATTTTCCTTTAGGTTTTTTGGTAACGCCTACCAAAGTAGCCATGACCTTATTAACAGATCTGACTTTCTTTTTAGCAGCTTTAGCAGACATCATTTTCTTTTGTGTTGGCATCATAAAATAAAAAGCTCATAGGAGCTTAATTTGCGTCTGCAGCCGCAAATTATTCAGTGTTGAAAAGTAGAGCTCGTATTTCAAACACAGATAAATTTTGACCCAACAAGGATTTAACACTAATAACATCGTCCATCCTTTTTTCTTGAAGAAAAAGATAAGGACGGTCCAAGATCCAATCCACCATCTGCTGAACAGCAGACAGTTTATCAGGATCAGTAAAACATAAAACCCGCATAGCAAAAAGCCTAGCAAGGGTTAAACGCCATGAATTCGATTTTCGATAAAAATATAAACCAGTAAACAATTTGTCATAATAAGGAACAAACATCCATTGATAGACAAAAGGATTATATTTAAAACCAAAATTTAAAAACTTGCTTTGATGTAAAGGCAAATTTTCAGATTCATATTTAGTGTTAAAACCTAATTCAGTTGAAGATTCCATAATGCCCTCCCAAACAGGGTGTTTTGGAATAATAGTGTCATCACCACACAACTTAAGATGGACCTTCTCTTGAAGATCTAAAACTTCAGAAACAGAAGTACAACCTTTAGCAATGTGGTACAACAATTTTAATATCATGCCGAAACAATTATCCATCAAGGTATTTGGTTGACCTGACGGATTTTGAAAGATTTTAAGCCATAATTGACCACGATGATCAACAACAAGGCCATAACATAAATTAGTAAAATAC